CGTCCTCTCGATGATTTCTTTTTTTCCTTCAATCTCGGAAATGAACTCCATCTTTTCTTTCCCCCGCAAAGTAGCAATATAATAATAGCATGTTGCGTGGGCAAAATGGTCATTGCCCGTCGTGGTCTCCCAAATATATCTTTCAGTTCTGTCCGGTGAGATTTCAATAATTCTCCGCATGCTCTCCCAGTGCTTTATGTATTTTTCCAAATCCTCCCGGGTCAGTGCGAATTGGATTTCTCCTTTTAGGATTTGATAAATCGTCTTGTCGATGATCCTCGTTCTGTCAGTCCAGATGTATCCCCAATTTTTTCTGTCCTCCACTCCCTTAGTCCATCCTCCCCATTTTATCATCTCGGCTTGCGGTTTGTCTTTGCGGTAGAAGTTCAGGAATCCCTTCGGATATTTTTTTCTGAACTCCTCAGCCCATGTTCTCTCAGGCCCAGAGTCCATCACCCAGATGGGATTGTATTTTTCTAACAACATTTCTACCTCCTCTCTGCTCCGGCAAATTCCGATTCTGAAAATTCCTTCCCTCGAACCGATGACATAATGTTTTTCTATCCCAATATCGATTCCCATGAAGTAAGGCGAGATGTCCAACGGCTTCGGCGTCCAGACATCGTAAATCGCCTGCCTGATGTTCGCCTCCTCTCCCACACTGTATGCCTCTCCCAAAACGAAGTTCTGGAAGTACTCCTGCCCCCGGTCTTCCCTTTCTCTAATGAGGTCTTTCGCCGAGAGCCATGGCGCCATCATCTGAGAGATATGATATCCGGAGATTTCCTTGCCGGGATTGGTCGCTATCCATCTTCCTTTTCTTCTTTCGTCATCAGTTATTTCCTTTCCGCATTTTTTGCAGACATAGATTTTGTTTATCTCGTCGACATTCTCTTCCCACTTGAGAACTTGCTCCTCTTCACATCCTCGGCATTTGATAAACCATTCCTTCTTGTCGGACTTTTGCCAGATTTCATCCACTCCGATTCCTATGAGGCTTGGGTTGGAAAGATACCATATTCCTTTATATGGCGATGCTGAAAGCCTCGATCTGTATTTCTCGATTATGCCCAAATCGCTTCGGTCTACCTCGTCATGTATCAGCAAGTCCGCACTCGTTGATATTGGCGCCGTCTTCGACCTCGTCCCCTTGTAGTAGATGAACCTGTCCCCGATTTTCTTCAGCCCGACCGTGTCGCTACTGAACTGGCTCCTCAATAACTCATTTGACTGGAATATCATGTCGGCCTTTGTCTTTACAAACTCGCTGACATCCGAATCCGAAGGCATACTGTAGATTACATTCATCCTTCCCTTTTGGGCCACGAAATACGCCTTGAGGGTAAATGTCACCGTCGCCCCGACTTGTGCACACTTCTTAAGAACTATGAATTGCGAAGTGTCCGCCAGAATGTCATACAGAAAGAGGTGGTTCCTGAACTCAAGAACCTCTCCCCTCTCGTTAATGAACTGATTTTCTATTACCCAATGGGGGATTGATAAGTCTTTTATGTCCTCCATTTTTTATTTTCTCCACTCATTTACTTGATGAAGTTGCTCCAACTTCCTTTTGGCTTTTAACGATTGGCCCTTCAGCCCGGTGGCCAAGTCTGTCCTGAATATCCTCTCCTCTTGCTCGGCTATTGTTTTATTCAGTGCTTCGTCCGGGTCGCCGTAGTGCGTCCTGAATCCGAACTCCTTGCCCTGAAGCATCTCTATCCTGTATTGGTTTCTTTGCCGTTTTATTTTCAATGACCTCTGATAATAAGGGTCTTGGTCCCGGTGCGTAGCATACCTTATCGCCGTCTCCCCGCAGTCTGGGCATTCGCCCCTCATCGTTGCTATCACATCTCCCTCCAGTCGGTATCTTGTCTTTCTGGCTGGGCTTGTGAAATCCTCTTGGCAAGTGTTGCACCAGAAATCAAACGATTCCAGCCTCTCTGGAATGTCTGCGTCCATATTCTCGTTGGGCTTCGGCTTCCGTCTCTCCCGGTCTATCCGCAATTCTTCTTGGATTTCTTCAGTCCGTTTTTTTAATCTTTGCGTTTCTTTATCCATATCTTCCGTCGCCTGGCTTTGTGAAGGTGACCGCCATCGCCAACCGAAGAAATCCTCGAAGAATTGCGGATAGAATAGCCAAAGGAATAACAAACAAGCAATCATACTTCTTCCTCCTCTTCTTTTGATGCTGGCTTTTTAAACTCAGAGAGAAAACTTTGAAGTTTCGTCGGCCTCTCTGCCTCCTCCACTTCCTCTCTGGTCGGCTCGCCGATGAACTCGACCTTTTGCTTGGGCTTGTTTAATGGTTCTATTTCCACCTTGCCAGTTTTTTCATTCACCTTTATTACAAATTTCTTTTCGGCAAAAATAACCGATGCTATTCCATAACCGAGAATTAGACCTATTAAGAATGTTATTGCTTCAGTCATTTTTTTGTTTTACTGGATATCCCCTAAACCATATATGAGGTCTTAATCCAGATATGTTTCTATAAATTGAAGGGTAAATTCCTGGAGGCATATTATTTTTCGGTTATTTCCTCACTTAAAGCATCTCTAAGTTCATTCTGTGCTTTCTGAACAATTTTAATTATTCTCTCGTTTTTTGTCAGGAAGATGTTGAAAGTAGATGATTGAATTGGTAATTGTCCACTTACTTCATTCCTGTCTTTCCATCCAAACCTATTTTTCATATTCATATACCACAAAACAGCATTGAATTGCCTATTTTCTAAATTTGTTCTACCTTTTTTCTCCCACCACGCCTCGCACAAATCGTCTCCTTTTTTTATGGTTAAGGAAAATTCCTCAATCTCTTTCTTAAATCTATCCCATAAATCTTGCGAAATGCCTAATTCCGCTCTTACTTCTACATCACTTGCTCCTTCTTTCTTTAATCCCATAATTTTTTCTTTCCAGTTTTTGGGCAACTCATTTTTCGCTATCATTTCGGGGATAGTTTTTTTAGGTCTTCCTCTATCTTTTTTATTTTTCATCTTTTAAGGGGGGTTTAATGATTAGATTTGGAAACTCTTGTATTTTTTCCGACCATTTAAGATTATTTTTTAGGAAAATTGGGATATTGACTTCTCGGCAGTCGTGAATTAAATTCTTCACCCAATGTTTTTCCAATTTAACTTTTTTACTACCTGTCAACTTGCCAATAATTACCCAGCTAATCTTCTTCCAAATATCGTAGCAGAGAAGTAGAGGATTTACTTCCGAGAGCAATGGCTCAAATGATACAAATTTTATTCCTTTCCATCTATCAACTAAAAATCCCATTTTGACCAATTCCTGCTGGCAAGTAATGGTTGCTCCTATCCAGATATTTTTCTTTGGTTCTAATTCTAATGGGATTCTTTCAGGATTTTTTGTAAGAAGTTGGAATATCAGGTGATTATATTTCGGCTGGTAAATTGTATCCAAAACCGCATTTCTCCAAGTAATCGGTGTCCATTCGGCAAATAAATCAGCTACCGAACAAACGAATATCTTCGCTGGCTTCTTAATTTTATCCAATTCTTTTAATCTTTCAGGATAGAATATCGGCTCAAAGCTTTTGTGAAATCGGGTAAATAACTTTTTGGCATAGCAATACCAACACCCGTGAAGACAACCAGTAATTGGATTAAAACTGTAATCCGTCCACTCTATTTTTGTTTTATTCATATCTCTTTTTTATTTTTCATCTTTTAAGGGGGTTAAATTTCCATTTCTAAACTCTTCCCTTTCTTTTTAAGGCATTTATCACAAATTCTAATCTGACGAGTTATTGTCCCATTACTAAAATTATATTTCTTATCTTTTCCATCAAAACGAAATAAACTTACCACCTCATATTTCACAAAAAATCTAAATCCTTTATCTGATACTTTTACTTTTTTACAAATATCACATTCCCACATCTTATTTTACTTTTTTAATTTTGCCTCGACTTTTTTATTTTTCATCTTTTAAATATCAAGTTTATACCACCTATGCTTGGTAAAAATCCAATTTTTTTCTGTCTCTTAATTCCTGCCACCTTAAAATTGTATTGGCCGGGTCTGGCAATAAAGTCCAAGCCTCGTCTCCCCATTGTCCCAGCATTCGCATTTCTATTTTGATGTCTGGGTCAACCTCATCCAGTATTTTCATTATTAGATTTCTATAAGAATTGTCCATTTTTTTATTTCTTTTTCTTCTTTTTTATCGCTTTCCAAACTATTATTTGCGGAACTTTGGGCTTCGGAAAGGTTGGATTATCTTCTTCCTTAGAAACAATATCTATTTTCAAGTAATCTTCCATAGCCCTAAGATGATGAAGAATATATAACATATAAGAAAACCGTGGAAATCCTCCCTCAAGACCAATATTTTTTCTTGTAT